CTTGCAACAGGCCCTCATGGACAGAGGTGCAGAAGAACAGGCTATCGAAGTTCATAAGGAGCTGGCCAACTACCTCACGCAGGTGGCAGAAGCCACCGATAAAGCAGTCATTGCTACCAAAGACCATATGGACGTGACCGCGAAGGCTACTGAAGCTATTACCGCTCACACGCAGGTAGTCAATGAGCATGGCATCTCTCTTGAAAACGTGACCGATAAGACTATCGCATGGATGGGAAAGATTGCCGGACTCAGCATGAGTTTAGGCATCTTGATGCACCTTGTGGCGGAAAACTCCGATGAGAACAAGACCTTTGCAAATACCATGGCTGACCTTGCCGACAAGGTATTTATAGGTGCCATGGCCGTCGGTTCCCTGCTTGATGTATTCAAGACCCTTGTAGAGAACGGCCCTGCCATCATCAAGACCCTTGAGGGTATAGGAAATGCAAGGCTCTTTGCGGAACATCCCATTCTTACCGGCGTGGGGCTTGTGGGTGCCGCAGTCGGCGGTTTTGCATGGAAAATGCTCGATAACGGCCACAACCAGTACAACAGTAAGAGCGGCATAGGCATTGACTACTTTGAAAGGCAGGGCCTTGATTTCAGCGACATTCCTGATACTGCCAAACAGTACAGGGCCTATGGGGACGGCTCATACGACAATGGTGATAACAGTGGATGGGATATCTATTCTGATGAATCGTCCAATTACGCCAAAGGACAGGCCATTGCCAATGAAGCCAATGCAGGGAACATCGCTGACCGCATGACGACCGATGTGAAGCCGGACGCAGGTTCTTCTAATGGCAGTGGTAAGGCCCCCAAAGTAACTCTTGACATGTTCCCCGATGCCGTACAGGAAGCTATTATGAATATCAATGCTGGCATGAACTATAATGCCGCCATTGGTATGAGTGCGGCCCATATGCGTGAAAATTCCGGCGATACACTGGACTTCTACCCTGACCGTGAAAATATGGAAGGCAGCGGGGCTTATGGTATCGGGCAGTGGATGGGGAGCCGGCTTACCGGCCTTCATGAATATGCAGGAAGCGACTACAACGACAAATACGCTCAGATGGGGTGGTCCCGTTACGAAGTCATGCAGGGTGATGAATCCAGTAATTTTGCCAACGTGGACACCAGTTCTCCCGAAGCCGCCGCAGTTTCCTTTGAACGGAATATTGAAAGGCCCGGAAATGATATAGTCAATGCCAATGCGGCTCAGCTACAGGAAAATGCAAGAGTGCTGAATGAAGCTGTTCAGAATGCTTTAAGCCAGCTGGGCATGGACGTAACTAATATGTCCAAGATTTCACAGACCATGAAGCGTGATGCTGAACGTAAACATAAGATTGATGAATCTAAAATCAAAACTGCGTCTGACATTGCCGCTCTCGATGAAGCCACCAAGGAAGCCGAAGGCGGCCAGTTATCCGCTTTTCAGAAGGTAATGGACGCCGCCGACAAAAAGGTAAAACAGTATGAAAAAGACCTTGAATCGGATAAGAAGTTAGGTATCAATACTGACGGCCTATCCAAGGCAATCACTGCTTATACCGAAGCCATGAAGAAACAGGCATGGAAAGCTCAGCAGTTAGAGGACATGAAGAATATTCAGAATACCTACAAAGGGAATATCTCTTATTACAAAAATGCTTCCCAGGCTACCAATGGTGAAATTAGTGCTGATGATGCACGTTCTCTTATGACTGAACAACTGGAATCCTACAGGGACTACCTCAAAGAGTTGTATAACGAAGATTTCCTGAATGCGCAGCAGAGGGCCGAAGTATGGCAGGAACTTGCCAATACGCAGAAGCAGATTACCGAAAATCAGATGTATAACTACCGCTCACAGTGGGAATCCGCACTGGATTCCATGAAGCAGGAAGGTATCAATTTCGGGCAGTTGTCAAAGGATATTGTAGGGCATATGCAAAGTGCTACTGCGTCATTCTTTACCACTACCGGAAATCTTGCTACACGGCTCAAGGCTACGCTCAAGAATCTTGCATCGTCCGTTCTTTCAAGCCTTGCACAGATTGCGGCGAAGATGTTGATGTTCAAAGCTCTCGGAATTCCTTTCGGCGGGAGCTCTTCTTCTTCCGCAGAGAGCGCATGGGGCAACAGAATGCTTTCCTTGCTCAGCTTCAAGATTGGTGGGAACCATGCCACCGGCGGCGATGTGCTTGCTGGTAATTCCTACATCGTCGGCGAGAGAGGACCCGAACTTCTCACCATGGGCAGGAATGACGGCCATGTGTTTCCAAGTGTTCCCACTGCTAATGCTCAGACCGCTCAGCCGATTCAGATTGTAGTGAACAACAACACCGGCACCAAGATGAAGGCAGAATCCACGACTACGGTAAATCACGGGCAGATGCTTAAAACCATCGTCCTTACCACGGTCGAGGAAGCTCTTTCAACGAATGAAGCCGGGCTTCGTGACATGGTAACAGGATTGAGGTGATAGCATGGCGAATACTTTCCCTACGATTCAGACTCCCGATTATCCATTACAGGAAACCAAGACTGACCATACTTTGAAAATGCAGGTGGCCAACGAAACCATTCTGACACGCCCACGGTTCACGAAGATGCCAAGGGCGTTCAAGCTGACGTGGAGCAAACTCCCGACAGCGGACTACAACCTTCTGCGCTCGTTCTATGATTCCATGCACGGAGGTGCCCTTGCTTTCCAGTGGACTTACCCGGATGACCCCGAAAATGATTATTCGGGCAAAACCTTCACCGTCCGTTTTGATAATGAGAGCCTTGATTTCCAGTTGGTCGAGATGGACTACTGGAACGGCTCAGTAACTTTGAAAGAGGTGTAAGTCATGCTTAGCCTTTCTACTGCGTCCATCATCGAGAAAAACAAGGTGGCAACGGACGGCGTGTATTTGCAGCTCTTGACAATCAAGTACAAGGGTGAAGATCCGATTCGGCTCGTATACAACACCGAGGACATCACTTTCAATGGAAACCTGTACCACGCCTATGATTTCAACCTGTCAGACGTGAAACAGAACTCAAGTGAGATTCCTTCCTGCAACTTAACCGTTTCCAATGTGACAGGCACCATACAGTCCCTTTTGGAACAGTATGATGGGGCCGGTGGGGCCAAGGTAAATATTTCCATCATCAACACCAACATTTCGGATGTGGTACTTGAGCAGGAGAATTTTGTGGTGATTTCCGCTACCACGAACAGGGACAAGGCCACGTTCAAACTGGGGCCGGGCTTTTCAATGTACAGAAGATTCCCCCTTACAAGAAATATGAAGGACTTCTGCCCGTTCAAGTTCAAGGGTATCGAGTGTGGCTACAGCGGAACCGGAACTTGCAATAAAACACTAAATAACTGCCGCAAACTTGGTAATAGTGAACGGTTCGGAGGCACGCCTACTGTGCCGCAGGGAGGTTTGTATGCTAGAAAATAAGGACTTCACAGACCTTTTGGGAACTCCCTTCACGAAGATGCAGTGTTGGGAACTTGTACAGGAAGTATACAGACGTAACCATGTAAGCCTTCCCAACTATGATGAAATCCCGTGCATTAGAGAAAGGTACAAGTATACCGGGTTCGCCCCGGTAAAGGAACCTTCCGAAGGGGATATCTGCGTTTACGATTTACTGGGACACGGCGTTGACCATGCAGCGGTTTATCTGGGAAACAACATGATTATCCATGCAACCGTGCCTAACGGAGTATGCATTGAACGTTTCAGCCGTTATCGTCCACGTTTGAAAGGAGTGTACAGGTACTATGGCAATACACGTCATTGAAGTTAAGAACCCTTTTGAACGTAAAATTGATAACCAGTACTATCAAACCTATGTAGGCGGGACAGTGACAGATTATGTCACTCATGCCGACTATGAAAGAGTGTTTGCCGTCAACGGGATTCCGGTTGATGAAACCTATATTCCCGATGACGGCGATGAAATATTGGTAGCTCCCAAAGTTGGCAAGAAGGCGTTCAAGTGGATTCTCCCCGTGGCCCTTGTCTTTGTGGGTGCAGGGTTAGGCGCAGGGATTATCGGGGGTCAGATGCTTGTTGGATGGCGTATTGGCCTTGCTCTCGCCGCCACCATGATTGGCAACCACATGATCGAGAAAATGACAAAGCCTGCGGTTGACCTAACTAACACCGAACAATCCAACACATACGGATGGGGAGCCCCGACTACGCTCACCGGGCAGGGGTATGTTCTTCCTGTACTGTACGGCACAGTCAAGACCGCAGGGCTTATGCTTCAGCGTCATGTTGTTTCTGACGGTGACAAACAGTATCTGTCCATTCTCTACTGCCTTGCACAGGGGCCGATTGACAGTATCACCGATATCAAGCTCAACGGAAACCCCTTAACCAACTATCAGAACTGCGAGATAGAGACACGGATGGGAACCAACACCCAAACCGTGATGAAAAATTTCAATGATTCCTATGCTGATACTGCACTCGCTTATGAACTGAACAATGATTCGGTATGGCACACGGTTCAGTGTGACGGCAACGATGCGCAGGGGCTTGAAATCACACTGTCCTTCCCGCAGGGACTTTACCATTCCAATGACCAGGGCAACCCCGATTGGACGGGAGTCACCATCGAAGCACAGTACAGAAAAGTCGGTGATACTGATTGGACGAAGATACCGATTTGGTGCGAAAACTGGCAGTGGGAACCACCCAGCGGCCTTGTCTACCATAAGCGTGATTGGTTTAGAGGAGCTTTTGGTGTCGAATCATGGTGGAGATACCATTGGCGTGAGGACTGTGGAACATTTGCAGGGTATGAAGTAGACTACACCTATACCCGGCATGGAAAGACTCATACCGTCTATACACGTGATGAGGATGGGAATCGAATCGAGAAATGGACTTATTCCATGTCCCTTGCGGACTACAAGAAAAAAATCCTTGATTCTCATGCCGGCGACGGTGTTATCAAACAGAACAAAACCGATGCTTTCTATCGTGTCTATGACGTGTATGGACTTGAACCTGCCCAGTATGAAGTGCGGGTAAGATGTACCCACAAGGACGATACATCGACCCGGACGGCGAACAAGATTCAGTGGGTAGGCATTACACAGGTTATCCTTGATGACTTTGCATACCCGGGAAAAGCACTTCTTGGGCTCAAGGCCCTTGCAACAGACCAGCTTTCCGGCTCTGACCCACAGCTGACATGCACTATCACAAGAAACTTCGTATGGGTATGGAACCCCGACACCAAGGCCTATGAACAGAAACCTGCCGCCAATCCGGCATGGGCGGCTTACGACATTATCCACCAGTGCAGAAGGCTTACCACGATAGACGGAAAAGAACGATTTATCGTGAACGGGGTTCCTTCTGAAAACATTGACTATGACGCTTTCAACGCATGGGCCAACATGTGCGATGCCAATAAGATCGACTTCAACTATATCTACGATTCAGCGATGAAGCTGTATGACGCATTGCAGTATCCATGCCGTGTCGGGTATGGTGCTATCGTCCTTATCGGCACCAAAGTTTCATGTATTTTCGATTCTGCTTCTGAACCTGTCCAGTTGTTTACCGTGGCAAACATCAAGCGAGATTCCTTCTCAAACGAATACCAGTCTACCGATGACAGGGCCAACTGTATTGAAATTTCCTTCATAAATAAGGATAAAGACTACGAACGTGACGTTCTTGCCGTATATTCAGACAACTACAACAATTCTGACATTCCACAGCAGCCTACACAGGTTGAACTGATGGGGTGCACGGATGTTGAACAGGCCTACAGGTATGGTCAATATAAACTTCGCTCAAACAGGTACGAAATAAGAACCGTGTCTTTTGAAGCCTTTGCCGATGCTATCGCCTGTCAGATTGGTGATGTAATCCTTGTCCAGGAAGATGTAACTTCATGGGGCATTGGTGGACGTATTCAAGCAGTTGACGGCAATGTGGTGACCATTGACCGTGATGCAGCGTCCGAAGGTTCAAACTTTACGACACTGCTTATAAGAGAGAACTCAACTGACGAACTTGCTTATTACAAAGTTACATCGGTTGACGGCGACAAGGTAACACTGGCCGACACCCCGGCTAATACGGAACCCGGATGCATTTATGCACTTGGGTTCAAGGGGCATGAAGCCAAGAAGTTCAGAGTGCTTTCCATAAGCACCGGACACAGCGATGAGACTAGAACGATTCAAGCGATTGAATATTACCCAGAACTCTATAGCATGGATACTTCCGAAGTCCCTGTTATCGGAAGATACGATGATGAAGTAGAAGCCCTCAAAGACCTTACCCTGTCCACGGAAATATACCGTGCGGCAGATGGAACCGTTACCAACCTTATACACGCCGCATGGATTAATCCACGGGAAGTAACATCAGTCGTAATGGAAACGTCCACGGACGGCATAAACTGGAATTATGAGAAAAAATTCGTGTTTGGGGAAACTTCATATACTTTCAGTGCCCTTCCGTTACAGACCCACTACGTAAGAATCTATGCGGTAAATGATATTGGTATCAAATCGAAATACTGCACAGGTAATATTTACGCCAAAGGCCCGGACGTACCGCCGCCGGTTACAAACATTACATTGTCTAACCGCTACCGTGAGCAGTCTGACGGGGTAAGCCGTTACGACATTGTAGTGCAGTGGGATAAACCTGCCGACTGGCCTAACTATCTTGAAGGACAGGTATGGTTTAAAACATCCGGCGACATGTCTGAAAACATTGTTGTAAAAGAGGGCGTCCCTGCTGAGAAGATGGGATTCAGTGGGCCGTGGCAATACGCCGGGTCCGGAGAAAATCGAGTTATCATTCCACAGGCAGTTGTGGGAGATGAATACGAAGTATGTGTAGTAACCAAAGATATCTGGGGAACAACGTCAGATCGTGATTCAGCCCCGACAAAGACCATAGTTGTAGCCGCCAAAACGACTATCCCGAACGCACCGGACGGAGTAAGCATTGCTTTCGGCAAGACGGCAACATTGTCTTGGAGCGAAGTCACCAATGCCGATGTGGCCTATTATGAAGCCCGAACAGACAATAACCCTGGGGCTGAAACGCAGGGGATGCTTGTTAGAACAAACGCATTGTCTGCCAGTATTATGCCGGCTAGCAGACAGGGTAGAATCTATCTTTTTGCGAAGAGTGCACAGGGTAAATATTCTGAACCGGCCGTACTGGCTTACAACAAACCTTTGCCCAAAAAGCCGAACGCACCCGTGGTATCACCAAAACTTGGTGGAATGGCTATCACAACAGAAGCTATTCCTGCTGACTGTTTGATGGTTAATGTTTACATTGACGCAGGTGGCAACGGAGAAAGTAAATCACTGCGGTCCGAAAACAACCTTTTGAGTTATCTCTGCGGTGCAGGTGTTTATGATGTGTCTGTAGCGTTCATCGATATGTTTGGTGAAGGGCCAAGGTCAAACGCTTCTGCATGTACGGTAAAGATAGTAGTTGACGAGTCCATGATTAAGGATGAATCCATCAGCCTTAGCAAGGTAGATAATAACCTCAAGCAGGTATTTAACACCACTATCCCAAACATGCAGGAAGGTATTACTCAGAACTCCGACAGTATCACCGCCCTAGTGAAAGATGGGAAAGGCTATGCGTCCGCCATCGCCCAAAACTCCACAAGCATTACGGCGGTGGTTACAAATCTTAACGCCAAAGACGGGTACAAAAA